CAAATTATACTCTGACTAATCCAAATGTTTTCATTTTAGAAAGTAAAGTGAGACCTGAAGAAGCATTTATTACTTTTAATGTCGAAAAAGGTTCTAATGCAATCCCTTCGGAATGGAAAACTATTCTTGTACATAGAAAGAAACAATCCAATTCAATATACACTATTAATGCACTTAATGAAGTAGTTAAGTCAAAAACGGGTGGACAATTAGACAATTCTTATATGATTGATTGGGAAGAATTTAGAAATTGTATCCTAACGACATCCAATACAGGTTATAAAATGATACCTACAAAAGTATTTAAAAGTTTTAATACTCAAAATTTGGAGAATTAAGATATTTTTCTTATATTTGATTTATGTCAATAAGAAAAAGATTTAAACCAATAGAAATTCACGCTGACGAACCTTCGGACATTTTTGAAAACAATAGACGAGAACTTGCAAAGGCAATAGTAGATGGTATTGCACATGGTCTAAGAACTAAAAAGAAGAGAGTTGATTTTGCAAAAGTCTTAATCAAAGAAGTTTTTGTTATCACATTGTCAATTGATAGTAGAGAATTTACAGACCTTTTAGAAGAACAATTACAAATCCTTATTGATTTTGAGGAGTATGAATCATGTGCATTGGTTGTCAAATTACAAAATAAATTAAATAAACAAAAAGTATAGCTATGGAAAAATTAGAACTTTACGAAAAATGTGTTATGTGTGGTGTAGAAACTACTACATTAAAAACCACTCATGTCGATTTTAGATATGGATATGTAGATGGTGCAGGACAATTATGTAGAGAATGTTATATAAAAGAAGATAGAAATTTAATTACAATTAATAGCAGAATGATAATAGATACCCCAAACGATATCGAACTTGGAAAAAAAGTTAGAGAAATATATTGGGATAGTAAAAAATAAGTTATGGCAGAAAAGAAAAAAGAAGCAGAATTGTTTTTAGGTGGAGGACATTTAAACATTCAATCATCACAATATGTTGAAACTTACAATTCACTAAAATTGATAACCATTGAAGATGGTGCAATTGAATTAAATGTAGAAATAAAAGCTGATTTTAGTAAGATACCTGAAAAATATCACGAAGTATTTTTAAATATGTTTTCATCAAAATATGTAGGCACAACATCATTTGGAGACAATCCATTTAGTTTATGTAAACCTGCACCTAAAAGAAAATGGTATCAAATTTGGAAAAGATAAAAAAATAAATTATGTTTGGATTCGGAGATTATTCGACACAAATGCCAAAACCGCCTGCTATTTCAAATAAACGAATGGGAGAGTGGCAATCAAAAAACAAAACAAAACAAATAGTAATGCCAGCAAAACCAAAGATTAGTAAAGAAGAATACTCATTTTCAGGAACACCCGAATACGCAATACCAATTCACAAGGAAAAGGAGATGGTAAATGGCCCTCAACACTATGGGGGAATAGACAATCCATACGAAGTAATTAAAGTATGTGAAGCATGGGGATTAGACAAAGATGCATATCTATTCAATGTAGTTAAATATGTTGCAAGAGCAGGTAAAAAAGACCCTAAAAAAGAACTAGAAGATTTAAAGAAAGCTGTATTTTATTTACAAAGAAAAATATCCAATTTAGAAAAATAATATATGTTTGAAAATAGAATAGAACTTTTTAATAAGTTTTTTTATACGGATTTAGTTGATACATATTGTATTAATTTTAATGATATAAATAGATTTTTTTCACCAACATCACCTGAACTTCATAATGTTGTAAATGAATTAAATAAAATTAAAAATTCATATAATAATATTATTATACAATGTGATGAAGAATTTTATTTCAAAGAAAACTGGCCTGTTGAATTTATAATAAGAAATTCATTAAAAATTGGTTTTAAAATTTTTATATATTCATTTAATTCAAACGTAAATGATTTTTTAAAAGTAAAATTTCCAAATGAATACCAAAACAAATTAATTGCGGCAAACCTACCAGCAACTTTATGTAAATTAGATTCGGCCCCATTATCGGGTTGGCAAAAATTAGAATATACAAAAGATATAAATTTATTATTTTTAAATTATAATAGAAAAATAAATAGAGATTTGATAATAACAATGTTGAAAAATAACAATCAATTATTTAATCCAAATAATTTTATATCATATCATAATTTTCATACATTTGATGAAAATCGATATTATAAAATATATAATGATTATGCTGAAAAAAATGGTATTAATTTTGAATATTTAAAAACTCTAAAATTAGAACCAGAATTAGTAGATATTCATCAACAAAATGATGCACAACAAAAAGCACAAATGTTGCATGTTAGAACTAAATTTAACATAATATGTGAACCATTTTTTGGTTTAAATGATGATATTAATTCTTTTGAATATTTTAATCATACATTAAGTAGAAAAACAATATATCCTATACTTTATAGAAATGTTATATATGTACATGGTCATAATGATATTTTTAAAAATACATTAAAAGAATTAGGATTTGAAGTATTTTTTGATAATTTTGATGAATTTATTAATAATATGACCGATGAATTTTATTATTCAGCTGATACTCAAAAAAAATTAGATAATAATCAAAAATTGATGGAATATTTATCAGGACTAAATCTTCAACAAAGGTCGGAAGCACCTAATAACATATTATTAAAAAAACAAATATATGACCTTTTTTATCCAAAATAAATTTGGTAATGTGGAAAAATAGTCGTATATTTATAGTAATAAAAGATGAAAAAGTTATATTTAGATATAGGAATATCGCGATATAAACCTCAACTTTAAAAACAAATTTTAAACCTTAAAAACAAAAAAACAATGGACATTTCATTGGCTCTAAAGAGATTTAGCTCTTTACAAAACAACACTAAAAAGTCGGATTCAATTTTCAAACCGGCAAACGGAAAATCTCAAGTGAGAATCGTTCCTTACAAGTTCAACAAAGACATTCCTTTCATTGAACTTTACTTTCACTACAACATTAACAACAAGACTTATTTAAGTCCAATGTCATTTGGTAGACCTGACCCTATCGTTGAGTTTGCAGAAAAACTTAAGAGAACAGGTGATACGGATGATTGGAAAGCAGGTAAGAAAATGGAACCAAAGTTAAGAACTTTTGTACCAGTTATCGTAAGAGGTAAAGAATCAGAAGGAGTAAAATTCTGGGGATTCGGTAAGACAGTTTATCAAGATATCTTAGGATATATTGCTGACCCTGATTACGGAGATATTACAGACCCAAACACAGGTAGAGATATCGTATTGGAAGTAATGTCAGCAGAGGAATCTAACGCATCTTATCCAACAACAACAATCAGAGTTAAACCTGCAGTTTCTAAATTAGCAGACTCTCCGGAAACTATCCAACAATTGTTAGATGGTCAAAAAGAAATTACTGAATTATATCAGGAGTTATCTTACGCAGAGTTAAAGTCAGTTTTAGAAAATTGGTTAAATCCATCAGCAGCAGTTAATGATGAGATTGTTGAAGAATTAGAAGCACCAAAACCAAAAATACAACCTGCAGCACAACAAAAAAGTGTATCGGTTGACTTAGGTGGAACATCGGACATTAGTGGTGACTTACCTTGGGAAAAGGAAGAAGCTCCTAAACAAAAGGATGATGTAGCATCAGCATTTGATGATTTATTTAACAATTAATAATTAGGTTACAATGGCCAAAAGAGAAGAGGATTTAGCAAGTATTCTTGCTGATTCATTAAACAAACAAAATAAGGATGGTAAGATTGCCTACTTTCTAAATGATGAAGGTGGTGATGCCCCTACCAATGTTAAAGATTGGATTTCAACTGGTAATGCTATGTTGGATGTTGCAATCTCTAATAGACCTTATGGTGGCTTCCCTGTTGGACGTATTAGTGAGATTACGGGTTTAGAGCAAAGTGGAAAATCTTTGCTCTCCGCCCATCTCCTTGCTGAAACACAACGCAAAGGTGGAGTGGCCGTATTGATTGATACCGAAACTGCCGTAAGTAGAGAATACTTAGAAGCAATCGGAGTAGATATTTCAAAGTTATTATATGTTTCAGTTGATACCGTTGAAGGTATTTTTGAAGCATGTGAAACAATTATTGAAAAGGTTAGAACAGGAGACAAAGATAGATTAGTTACGATTGTAGTTGACTCAGTAGCAGCAGCATCTTCAAAGAAAGAGATGGAAGCTGATTACGACAAAGATGGTTACGCAACGGACAAAGCTATTATTATTTCCAAAGCAATGAGAAAGATTACCAATATGATTGGTCGTCAGTCAATTGCACTTGTATTCACAAACCAATTAAGACAAAAGATGAACGCAATGTTTGGTGACCCATGGACAACATCGGGTGGTAAGGCATTAGCATTTCATAGTTCAGTTAGATTGAGATTGAAAAATATGGGACAATTGAAACAAGGTGATAGAATCGTAGGTATTAAAGTTCGTTGTCAGGTTATTAAAAATAGAATGGGCCCACCATTGAGACATGCAGACTTTGATATTTTCTTTGATAGAGGTATTGATAATTATGGTGGATGGTTAGCAGTTATGAAAGACGCTAAAATCCTTAAGCAAGCAGGAGCTTGGTACGAATACATTGATATTGATTCGGGAGAAGTTATGAAGTTTCAATCTAAAGACTTTGCAAAAATGTTACAAGATGAGAAACTTAAAGAGCAAATTTATTTAAGAATTTGTGAGACTGCAATATTGCAATATAAGAACAATTCCAATTCGGATGAAGTTGAAGTAACAACGGACGAAGCAAATGAGTCAGATTAGTAAAAAGTATTTAGATATACTAAAAGAAATAGATGAAGAACATAAAGGATTTGGAGATTTGCAACGCAACTCTAAAACTTTAGTAATTGATGGTCTTAATACCTTCATTCGTTCTTGGTCAACCGCTCCGAATCTTAATGATAACGGAGACCATATTGGAGGCATAGTCGGTACTTTAAAAAGTATCGGCTTTGCAATCCGTACAATTAACCCCACAAGAGTTGTCGTTGTTTTTGACGGCAAAGGTGGTTCACAAAGTAGAAAAGACATATATTCAGGTTACAAATCGGAGAGAGGTAAGAACAAAATCAAAATGAGATTGAATCGTGCCGCATCCGTTGAAATGAACCCTGAAGAAGAAGGTGTATCTATGAAGCGTCAAATGACCGGATTAGGTGAACTACTTTCATCATTACCTGTTTCCATTATGATTTATGATGGAATTGAAGCAGATGATGTTATGGCTTATATTGCTACAACCCTACGACAAGAAAACGAAAAGGTTGTGATAATGAGTACGGATAAGGATTTCCTTCAATTGGTAAATAAAGATGTGAGTGTATATTCACCATCTAAAAAGAAAGTTTACAATATTCCAGAAGTAGTAGAGGAATTTGGTATCCATCCACATAATTTTATAAATTTCAGAATGATTGACGGAGACAAATCCGACAATGTTGAAGGTATAAGTGGATTGGGTATTAAATCAATTACTAAGGCGTTTCCAATGTTAATGGAACACCAATTAGTTGACACCACTGATATGGTTAATTATGTAAACACATTAACAAAAAAATCAAAAGCACACGAATTATTCTTAGATAATTTGGAAATTTGCGAAAGAAATCGTAAATTGATGCAGTTAGCAGAACCAACATTTAGTG